TTTGCGAATCACGTTGAGAATCGTTATCGGATCGACGCCAAACTCTCGGGCGAGTGAGGCCCGCGTTTCGGTTTCGCCGCGGCGTCGGATTTCGGCGACTTGTTCGGTGGTTAGTTTTGAGTTATGGGCCTTCGCACCTTTCGCGTTTACTGCCAGCCCCAGCCGATGCGCACGCCGTAGGTTCTCGCTGCGGGTGACGTACTCAAGGTTCGATGAACGGTTGTTCTGTTTGTGGCCGTCGATGTGATCGACGTTCATTCCCGCCGGCTTTGGGCCGTGGAACGCGGCGGCTACTAAATCGTGGACGCAATGTGAGCGTGGGCGCTTCGGGCTGCTGCCGTCGTACAGCAAGACCGATAAATAGCCCCGGCTGGTCGGCGCTGCTTGCAGTACACGCTTGGTAATCAAGCTCCATACCTTGCCCTCGCTGCTGACTTCGTACCGCCCTTCGTAGCTGGCAACGTCGCGCCACTCTTCGGCAACGGCTGGCAATTCGAGTTGGTGGGCGGTGGACATACCAAATAAAAACGCCGCGTTGTGTGGTCTGCCCACCCATTCATTTCTGAACGGGTCGCTGCAATGCAGGGCAAACCACACGACACGGCGGCCGATGATCTGTGTGTTGGGATGTGAGTTGCAGCGTGCGAAGGTGAATTTACGCGCGCTGAAATGAGCCCGCAGATTTCTTGGTGGCGCTCGTCAGAAGTGCCTTAATTCAGGCCGGTTTTTAGCGCCGAAAATCAGGCCGCGCTTCGAAACCGCCGCGCCACGGTTCGAGAACGCTCGAAACTGCATTTTGGAATCCGGGAACTTTTTCAAGATTTCCGAAAATAGTTGCCGGTATCCTGCCGAGCCAAGAAAGTGCCGTATTTGTTCTAGCGAATGGATAGCTTGCAGGCATCGATCCACTGATTGATGAAGTCGACGTGTGGTTCGGTGATCGCCTCGAACCGCATCGGTCGCCCGACCGTGTGGCTGCCGAACCCGCCGTGATACTTCCAGTCCACTTTTTGTCGACTGACGATCAAAGCGCACCTGTTCGGTGGAGTAACGAGTTTCTTCTGCAGCTGCTTTAGCATCCCTTCTGCGGTACGATTCTTGGGAATAACAGTGATGCCATGCAGACGAAGGAACATTGTGGTATCGTCCCACTTCGTTCGGATAACCGCCGCGCGATATGCAATTTGCTCCTCGGTTGGATCGTTTGGCCGACGTTCGGTATCAGTGGCCTTCATGGCTGCTCTCCCCTGCCCTAGATTCTAACGCGCGCCACCTAAAGCGCCACTCGGCTTTGTAGTGAACGCTATTGCTTGCAGCGATTGCACTTGCGCAGCGCATCGGATTTTCAGGTGACTCTACGTGTCGAAACTGCACGATAGAGTGGCGTGACTGCAACTACGCACGACTCGAAATCAGGTGCCGGGAAACCGGTTGGGGGTTCGAGTCCCCTGCCCTCCGCTTCTTAAGTTCATACCGCTCAAGCGGTTGCACGATCATTGACAATTCGATCGAACGTGGACAGAAACTCAGCGCCACCTAAAGCGCCACTCGGCACGTGCTTCCACAGTTCTGCGGCGAGATCGTTTGCGTCGAGGTGAACGTAATACTTCATCGTCGTCTCGATCGATCGGTGACGCATCATCTGTTGGAGTACGGCCGGCTTCACTCGCACTGCCCACCGCGTTCCGAACGCTCGGCGAAAGTCTTGTGCGGTGACACACTTGCCATCGCGATTCACGACCACGCCGGCGCGATCGCCGATGTCGCCGATCTTCTTCTCGATCGTCGACTGTGCGAGACCTACGCGGAACACTTTGTGACGTCGGCGCCGTTGCGGGATCTTCATCAACCACGCCGCGAACTCCGGCGCGATGGGCAGTAGTCGGTCCGTGTGCCCCTTCTCCGCCTCGGCGGAGATACGGTACATCGGGTACGGTCCGGAGAAGTCGACGCTGAAAGGCGCATCAGGATTCCACGATAACTCGATCGCTTCACCAATTCGCAAGCCACTCAGCCATAGTCCCTCGATCAGTTCATCGAACCGATCGGCATCGTAGGGACGCACGAGCACGATGCTCTTGCGGATGAGGTCATACTCCTCACCAGTCGGCGGCCGACTACGCATCGTCTTCTTGATGCCACGAGACCGCTTGGGTCGCTTGAACCTTGGGGCGGCTTCGATGAGGCCGACTCCCTCGGCCCAGTTGAGACCGACCAGCAGCGTGCGAAGGTAAGTCGCGATCGTGTTTTCGGATGCACCTTTCGCGCGAAGCCGACCGACGAACGTACTGAGGGTACTGTTGGTGACGAGTCTCAGTTCGCCGGGATTGCAGAGCGACTTGAACCGGCTATTGGCTGTCCGCCAAGCTTCTTGCGACTTAGCGGACAGCCCGGATAGATGTTCAAGGTTGAAGCGTATGCAAAACTCTTCCCAGTCCATCGGCCCATCACGCGATGGCTCGGTGTTCGCGTAATCGTTGAGGTCGTCTCGGTCTTTCGCTGGGGGCGGGTTGTTGAGCCTTTCCTCGAGCTCGGCCGCTCTCCGCTCCGCTGTTTGGTGCAGCTGCCGCTTGGCCGGGATCTTAGAGCTCTCCTCACGAGCGACCAGCTTGCCGTCGATCAGTTCTTTCCAGCGGAAGACGTAGAACTTGCGCCGGCCGACCTTTACGACGCGCACGCGAATGTGGAAATCGCTGTTGAGGTTCATTCAGTGTCATCCTTTCCGCCGCCGCCGAAGAGTTCGTCAATCCATCGCGCAACCTCATAGCCTGGCACCATTTCGGAGCCACGCGCCAGCTCGGCGACGCGCAGCTTCCCGGTTTGAACGTGTTTTTCCCTAATAGTGCGAAGCGTCATGTTGGCTTTGATCGCGACCTCACGCAGCGTGTAATAAGCATCCGGCCAAAACTCGCCCGACGGCCGACGTGATGAATTTGCCATTCCTACGTTTCCTTCCACGTATTGACATGGCTACCAGCCGGCCGCTATATGTATGCGTATCTCGAGCGGACGAAGCCGGTAGGCCCGTTTGTTGGAGAGTGAACAGCTAAGCCAAAGCTTTCGACGGTAATGACTTAGCAACAAAATGCGATCTCGAAGACAGCGGGCCTGCCAGCCCGCTGTTTCTCGTTGGTGCCTCAAGAAATCACGTCATAGGCCCCCTCTTGCTGCACGCTGCAGCCGTTGCCAACGCGCCGAATCGGCGCGTTGAATTCCCGCGAAGAACCGCGGTGGGGACAGAACGCCAGCCAGAGTGGCTGAGAAATATCAATACAAGCGCGGGAATCCGCGCACGTAAATCGGCGTGAGAAATCGCCATGGGGTCTCCGTACCTGGGAGATTCCGTGCCCTGCGGAGTTAGCCGCTCCGCGGGGGCCGGTTTTTTGGCAGGACCAGTATGGCGTTTTCTGCGACGACACGTCAAGATTCATCTGTAAAAACCACGTCCGACAAGCCAGCACACCCCACCACCCGACGAAACGCCCTTTGATTACACTGAACATTGCCGCGCTGCCGAAGTGGTGAGAGTGCTAGCAGTCAACTATGACGGTTGTAGTGTATATGCGTTCAGAACCATTTTCCATCACTAGTGGCCAATTTGTGTTGGTTTACTGTTGTTCAGTACTATAGGTTGGGTGGAGGGAGGGTTGTGCGATGAAATCCGCGACGTTTGGAGCGTTGATCGTGGTGTGTGTGGCGTCTTCCTGTCTCGGCCAGCTCTACACGGGCGGTGCGCGCAATGCCGGCGGACCGAGCGTGAAGTACAAGCCGATCCCGCCCAAGCCCAAGCAGAGTACACCGCCACCGCAGACCCAAGAGCCTGTGACCAAGAGCAAGCTGCCGCCCGGAGCGTATGTGCGGACGTATTCACCGGAGTACATGGAAATGCGCCGCCAGCAGCACGCGCAAGATCAGGAAGTTGCGATGTTAAACGCGGCGGCGAGAAAGCAAGCGCAGGACGCGGCCCGGCAGGCAGCGGAACAACAAGCTGCCGAGCGCCAACAGAAACTCGCCGACGCCTACGCGGAAGAAAGCGCTCGCGCTCAAGCTCGTGGCGAAGTGGAATGGGAAGTGGCCCGCCGACGCGCGATGCTGGAATGGCAAATGCAATCATCCCAGCCTGAGCAGGTCATTCTAATCCAACAGCCGAATCACTGGCCCTCTGCGCCAGGCTATGGCCGCGATGCGCTGCGGCAAGGGTATTATGATCGCTACTATGATTCGCTGTACTGGGGCGCGTATGGTGGCTGGTAACGCGCGGATCGAAATGTGTGGCCCAGCCAACGTACGGAGTTGCCGGAAGTGACTAAGAGGCGCACTGTCCCTGACATGCGCGCGACACGCCGAGTCGAGCGGCGACTTGCGTGACAGTGAGGAGGTTGGGGGCGCTCACGCCGGGGATTAGTTTTTTGGTCATGCTACGCCCTCCAAATACGCCCACGCTAGGCAGCGCTCGAAGTCGCCCAGCCAATCGCTCGTAGCCGGCGACGCAACCAACAGTGCGACCGCGCACCACGGCGTGGTAGTCGGTCGCGTGGCCACCGGCTCGGCCACAGCCCGCTGCAATCGCACGAGCGCCGGCCAAACAATCTCCGCCTCGTCCTCGTCCGCCGCGACACCGATCGAGGCGATCGGCACGCGCCCTTGCTGCACCGTGGCCAAGTAGCCGCGCTCGACCACCGGCACCACGAGCGAGTAGCCGCCAGGCACCTGCGTAATCGGGTGCGTCCCCGGCGCGAGCCACGGCCGCAGCACGTCGATTACGTGGTCCGCGACCTCGCTGCGTGGGCTCTCGCGTGTGTGGCCAGTGAGGAGGGTTAGGTGGTACAAGTGCGATCACACTCCTCTTGCCCGTTATCGGCGTCCGCGAAAGGCGACGTATCGCTTTCGTCGCAGCGATCTAGGCAGCGGATCAGCGCGGCCAGCTCGCACAAAACCTTGTTGCCGCTGATGCCGCGCCGCCACCAGCCAGCGCCGCCAAGTAGTGGCACGACGTGAGCGAAATTACGATCCCGCACCTTGACCCACGAGCACAGATTCTGCCAGACGTGGGATCGCTTGATCGCCTGCCGACAAGCAATTCCACCGCGCACTTCCTGCTGGGCGTGCACAGCAGCGCTATAGAGCGCTAAATCCGCAGTCTCCTCGCGCGTCAGATAGTAGCGCGGGGCGAAGGATTCTTGTTTTGCGACCACGCGTGCGATCGTATAAGTGTCGCCGCCGCAGCCGCGGCGAGTCGTGTTGGCGAACTCCGAGATTGGCTCGTCGGTCGCCTCCGTCCACGCTTTGCACAGCAGTCCGACGGGGTGAAAAACGAGAAACACCTTGGTGTTGCGCGTGTCTACGCATGCGTGCATATCTCAATCTCCCTTGTTGTGCGGCTCGCGCCGCGTGTGTGTTTGTCAAAAGCCGCCCGCGCCCTACTTCCCTTGCGGGGCCGCTTGCGAGGCGGCAGGGCGCGGGCAGGGATCGCGATTCAAAACTCGTCGTCTCCCGGCTCTGTTATCAGACCGTACTCTTTTGAGTACGGAAGATCGCAAACAATATATCCACGACGGGCCTCGAATCCGGCACGAAGCACCGCCTTTACTGGCGCTGGACAAAGGTTGTTAGTCAAATCCCCAGCCTCGCGGAAGTCAGACGGAAAAATCACTAACACACTGTGACCACCGTCCGTCGTGTAGCAATGCCACGCTTCCAGTTGCGGTGGCAACTCAGAGTGGTAAGAGCGCTGGCCGCCGTCAAACTCGCCAAGAACCTTCTGGATTGTTTCTCGATTGCCCATCACTCTTCCCCCTCAAAAGTGGCCGCCGCCAAGTCGTAAGCGGCGTCCAAGGCCGCACTGCGGGGCGCTACCCAGACGACGTAACCGCCGCAATTATTAAACGACCAGTCGTCGCCGTCAGCGCCGTTGTAGTGTGCGAGATAGATCGATTGTTCGTCTCGCGCCAAGTAATCTGGCCGGCTTCGGCGATTCCACTCAATTCGCTTGGCGGGAATAGAGGCTTCCTTTGGCGCGTTGCCGGTGGCGTGGACCAGCGACACAAACGACTCTCGCACAGCAGTCCGGTTATTGCGAACCTCGCGTTTGGCCAAAAGCGCTGCCCATTCTTCGTCGTTGACTGGCCGACTCAGGGTCAAGTCTTCCGACGGATCGTCAATCGGGTCGTTTCCCCTGACAAACCACGTACCAAGAGAGGTGTGGTAATCACCACGTTTGTATTCTCTTGTTTCCTTGTCGGGGAGTGACAACGGCCTAACAAACACGACGCCAGCTTGCACAGCGTAACCACTGCCGACGATCCAACCTTCCGGCAGTGGCGAGGGAACGAAAGTCACACCCTCGACGTGCTGCGCTGGCTCGGTCGCAAACTCCCAGGCCCGACGCTCCCTGTTCCAGCGTGCCCCCAAACCCTTGAGCGTTTCTTTTACTGGATAGGTGTTCCCGCAGGCAAAAAATTTCGTCATCCGATTCTCCCTGTGGCTTCGCGGGCCACGACTGTTGCGGCGAATTGCCGCGTGTGTGAGGCCGGCGAGTCTCAGTCGCTCGCCTGTGTGTTGGGCACTACATGCGTGCCTCTACCCTATTAAGGTAAGAATATCGTGCCAAACAATAAATTGTGTGTGGACACGAACTAAGTGTACTATAGATTGTGTGTGGACACAATAGGCGACAGTGGTAGAATATCGGCATGGACACAAAGCAGTTAGACGGACGTGTTAGACGCTCACTGAGCGGTGGCGGCAAAACCCCCAAGCGGTACCTGCGCGTGCCCGACGAAGAGTGGTTGCGCTGGCTTCGAGCCGCCGAGGCGTCGGGCAAATCGGCATCCGCATGGCTGCGCGATCTGGCCAATAAAGCCGCCAAGCGAATTCTCGGCCCCTGACGCAAACTCTCAAATAAATCCACAATCTGCGTCAATCTCAAACGACGCCTTCCGGTCGCGGTTAAATCTGCACAATAGACGGCAGCGATAAGCGCTGACCGGTCGCTAACACGCCACGCACGCGAGCACGTCAGCACACGTCCCAGCCGACCGCACGCTGAGCAAAGACCGCGAGAGATCGCAGCCAACTCAGGCGGACAGCACCCAAGCTGCCCGGAAATAACCGCCAAAGTCCCGGCCCGCTGGCCTCGTGTCATATAAGAGACTAGGGCGAAGGTGCGCTTACACTCTGACGGACTTGCGGGGCGTACAGACTTCCCGGCGTCCAGTCCTCCTCAGCGTGGAGGTACAGATTCGTAGTCGCAACCGACGAATGCCCAGCGGCATCGCGTACCGCCGCCAACGAACGAAATCGCAGCGCGCGACTCACAAATGTGTGCCGGCCTGCGTGAATCGTCACCGGTCGGCCAATCAAGTTGCGACACGCTCGGCGATATACTTCACGAGCCCCTCTCCGATTGAGCTGCTGGCCCTGCCTGGTCAATAACAGCCAGTCGCTCTCAGTTGCCCCCTCGGCGAAGCGGATCGCACACCACGCTGTTACGTCCGCCAGTGTGCCAGCATCCCACACCAGAGGCACCGTGCGAGACTTCCCGCCCTTGCCACTCCGCACACGCAATGCCGGGTTCGCCCCCAACCGTACGTCGGCCATGCGTAAATTGCAAATCTCGCTGACTCGCAAGCCACAGCAGGTCGCGAGCTCAAAGAGGATCAAATTGCGGCGAGTTATTTTGGTGCGTCGCGACTTCCGCCGCAATTCGCACAAAATTGTGTTGACCTCGGCCTCGTTGAGCCACTTTTCGCGGTCCATAATTCACCTCGTTTCGACGTGGACACGTGCAATTCACGAACACACACCGAATGCTACGCGAGAGGTGGACACTTGGACAATAGCATTCGATACGGAATGCACGCATCCAGGCAAATGTGGGCTCAGCGGCGATCGCCAGGCATCAAGGGGCGTCGGGGCCCCTCAGCGGCAGCCAGTTTTGCCCGGACACCCCCGCGGTTCGGAGTCAGGATTTACAAGATACCTTCCTTCCCACTTCTGTCATATTTTTGGAATTTGATACCGAAATTACGTCATTGGGGGTCGGGGCCCCTTGGGGACGGCTAGCGGCGCTGGGGTGTGTTTGGAGAATTCGCTGAGGGTGGGGGTAGTGCGACGAAAAAACTGGAGGTGCGAGATGGAGATTTGTCCGTTTGGTGATTGGGTGGTGATTGAGCCGGAGGTGGTGAAGCAGACGCCGGGCGGTATTTTTGTGCCTTCGGATGCGTTGGAGGACCCGAACTTCATGTCGAAGACGGGGACGGTGGTGGCGGTAGGTCCGGGTCCCCTGTTGGAGACGGGAGAGAGGCCGCGTTGTCAGTCGTCGGTGGGTGACCGGGTGGAGTTTCTGTCGAACGTGGCGAAGCGTGTGAGGCAGGGTGAGAAGGAGCTTTACGTGGTGCGGGATGGGAATGTGATTTTTCGGATGGTGGGGTGAGTGATGATTGACATTAACATTGCCACTCACCAGCACACTGGGCAGAAGGTGTTGTTGGTGCAAGCGCACCCTGAGCCATTGGATGTGCCGAAGTTGCTACGGATTTTGAAGATGAATTTCCCTGCTGAATGGGACAGCGTTCATCTTGAGATTAGCGCTGCGAATGGCCGGTCAAACGGTCTTGTTTTGCCACCGTGATGCACTGATGGCTGAACCCAAATACGATTTCCAGTTGCCCGAGTACCCTGACGCCACGCGAGCGCGGTTGGAGGCTGTGGGGCCGGCGGTGTGGAAGGAAGCGGATTTGTTGCGCCGGAAGGTGTTCAACCGCCTGGTACATCGCGCGCGGCTGAAGCATGGTGCTGGTGGTTTGCCGGTTGAAGTGCGGGCCGAATGCCACAAGAGGGCCTGGGATTCGGTGTATGAGAAGTGGCCCCCGCCGGCGGATGCGGAGCCCCTGGCGTCGCTGGTGAACTACCTCAACACGCATGACGGGAATCTCATCAACAAGGGTGGGCTCAAGCGACTGCCCAAGTTGACGGCCGATCAGGAACTGAGGTTCGATTCGATTGGTGAAACGGACGACCATGCGGCGGAAGTGATTTGGGTTTACAACAACCTGGACAAGAAGGAAGTGGATGCCGGGGACTGCCCGAGCCGTGGGGCGTGGTCGCTGTTGGGTGAGGCGAAGAAGAACCGGCCGTGGTTTTACGATAAGATGTACCGGCCGATTGCGCAGCAGCTATCCAAGCAACAGGCGGCGGTGGAGGACAGCGAGTACAAGCCCTCGAAGGCGGAGAAGTTGGCGTGTGCTGAGTTGGATGAGATGATTCGGGAGGCGGTGGAGGCTGCCAACGCCTAGCGTTTTCCGATAATTCTGCATAATCAGGATGCGTGTCTAAGACGAAACGCATTCTGGAATCTGCCCACGCTGCCAATAACTTCCCTCTCGGGGAAGTGCGTCAGCACAATGGTGCGCCATCGCCGCAAGTTCTTGACTTGCCGTGGTACAAGTACGTACCGAAGGATCGCCTGAAGCAGCTCCAATGGCGTCGGTATGTGCGCGTTCGCGGCGCTGAGGACAAGGCGTTCCGCCATGCCGTCATTCAGGCGTGCGAAGAAGATATTCTGTTTTTCTGCAATACGCTGCTGTGGGTGTACGAGCCGCGGCTAACCTATCGAACCACGATACCCCTCAACACCTGGCCGGATCAGGACGACGGAATTGTTTGGGCGGAAGAATGTTTCGGGGTCCGCAACTGCGGTATCGAGAAGTCCCGCGACCTCTCGTGGTCGTGGAATTGCCTCATTATCGCATTCAAGCATTGGCTGTACGACGACGGCTGTAGAACGGGTGTCGCGTCATTGACTGAGGAGAAGGTCGACTTGGCCGACGACTCCGACTCGATGATGTGGAAACTCGACTTCATGTACGCCAATCTTCCTGAGTGGATGCGCATTGACGACAAGGGAATCCCCATCCTGTCGCGTACGTACAACGATCATCGGTTCTACAACCGGATTAGGAAGAACGATATCCGCGGCTATGCGTGCACGATGAACCTCGGGCGTGGTGGTCGTAAACGCGCGTGGATCATGGATGAGTTTTCGGAGTGGCCGGCGAATCAGCAGCAGAAGGCGCTGGACGCGACTCAATTCACCACGAACTGCCGGTATTTCCCCAGCACGTTCAGCGGCGACAGCGACAAGTTCTTTCACATGATGCGGCGCGAGCAGTCGACTGTGCTCAAGATTGTCGCGGACTGGAAAGACAACCCAGAAAAGAAACGCGGGCTCTATACGTCGGTAGGCGGGCATCTCAAGGTACTCGACCAGAAGTATGTGTTTCCGAATGACTACCCGTTCATTCTCGACGGCAAGTTGCGCTCGCCGTATTACGACGCGAAGTGCAAGGAAACGGGCGCTACGCCGCAGTCTATTGCCCGCGAACTCGACCGCGACCCGCAAGGCGCTACGTCGAAGATCTTTGCGGCATCGGTGTTGCAAAAGGCGCGGGAATCTTGCAAGCAACCCTACTTCCGCGGCAACCTCGACTTCACGCCGGGTGAATTCAAGCCGCTGTGGGTGCCGGACGACAACGGCAAAATGGTTATTTGGCGCGATCTCGACCAAGATGCACGGCTGCCGAACGGTGGAATTGGCAAACTCGGCTGGGGCGGGCCATATGCAGTCGGTTGCGACGTGGCGGTGGGCTCTGGTTCGCACCTGTCGAGCTATTCAGCCATCGAAGTCTTGGATATTTCCAGTGGTGAACAGGTGCTCGAATACCGTTCCCACACAATCAACCCCACCGACTTCGCGCAATTGGCGTTTACCTTGTGCAATTGGCTGTGTGTTGAGCGGGATCTGTCATGGGCGTACCTAAATTTCGAGAACAACGGACCTCCTGGTGAGGCGTTCCGCAACGAAATCCGCCGGCTGGGGTGGGCCAATTGCTATACCACGGAGGCCGTGACCACGATTTACAAGGACCGCAGCGAAAAACTAGGCCATTACAACGCGGACGGCGGCTATACGTCGCTCTGCGAGCTGCAACGTGGAATTCAACAGGATGAGGTGGTAATCCGCTCGGAATTGGTCGTTCAGGAGTGCGGCCAGTACGAAATGGGCAAGTCTAGCCTGCGTTCCGGCAAGTGTATTCATGTCGGGTCGGCTGTCTCTAACGACGCTTCGGCCCAGGGTACGTCCCACGGCGACTGTGCGATTGCCTTGGCGCTAGCGTGGATGGCAGCCAAGGACCGACCAATTGAGTCGGAAAAGCCCGTCGTGGTGGATTCCGAAGAATCGTGGCTGGAAGACCTGGAAAGGCGTCTATCTAAACGTGCGCCCACTGCGGCGCTGGGGTGTTTAGCGGCCCTCAAGGCAGCGGATGACATTTTTTTGGCGACGGCTAGCGGCAAAAAATAAATTTGCACAATCGGTTGGTAATGAACCCAGCCGACGCCAGCGACCGCGAGCGCCTGTCAGCCGCCCTCAACCATTGCTATGAGGAATTGGCTCCGTTTCGTCGTACGCGCCGGGAACTGATCGAAGAGTACGCCGGCAGTCGCTACGGGCAGAGCATTTTGGGGCCGGAAAAGCCCACGACGTTCGTTAATCTGATTCAGGATTTGGTGAAGGCGCAGAAGACGGCGCTGGCTTACAACGACCCGCGGTTCCTCGTCACGGCCAAGCGGGGCGAACAAGAATCGTTCGGCGCTCGCTTCCAAACGGCGCTCAACACCTACGTCAAGAAAATCCACTTCGGAGACACGCTGCGAGACATTATTGGCGACGCCATCTTCCAGGTGGGAATCGGCAAGGTGTATCTGGCGGATTCGCCCGAAGTCTATCACGAGAACGACATTTGGATGGACCCCGGCATGCCGTACCTGGGGCGCGTCTCGCTCGATGACTTCTGTTACGACGTGTCAAAGGATGATTTGCGGAAGTGCCAGTTCATCGCCAATCGGTACACGATGGACTACGAAACGGCGCTCGCCTGTCCGTATTTCGACGTGGAAGTGCGGAAGGATTTGGAGCCATCGAAGTGGGATCAGCGCGAGGGACGCTGGGAGCGGGCATCGAGCATTGCCAGCAATGGCGACCACACCGACGCGGAGATTGAGGATGTCGTTGACCTCATTGACGTTTATCTGCCTAAAGAGCGACTTGTCTGCACTTGGCCGGTGTACGGCAAATTTGAGATTATGTCCACTCGGCCGCTCGCCGTGCTGCCGTGGGACGGACCCGAAACAGGCCCGTATCGCTTCCTGTCACTTATCGACGTGCCGGACAACATCATGCCCACAAGTCCGGCGCAGAGTCTGTATGCGCTCTTCTACCTCTACAACTTCCTGATGCGCCGTATTGCCGACCGGGCAATGCGGGCGAAGACGGTGATTTCATACGAGGCTGGCGCTGGGGAAGATGTCGCGCGGCTGAAAGACGCCCGCGATATGGAGCTAGTGAAAGTCAATCGCACGAAGGCGATGGAAGTTCAACAGTTTCCGGGGCCGGATCAGGGCTTGGTTAATTTCACGCTTGGCATTCACGAATTGTTTAACCGCGCGGGCGGCAACCTCGAAAGCATGCTGGGCACGGGTCCGAGTGCGGCGACCGTTGGTCAAGAAGAGATGATCGACCAGCGAGTGGGTGCGCAGCTCGCCGAGTCGCGGAAGAAAGTCAATCGGTTTGTCAGCGAGTGTGGCCAGGACATTGGCTGGCTGCTGTTTGACGATCCGATGCAGGTCATTCCCGGCGAACGACAGATTCCGGGCACGGACTACACGGTCAATGCCGATTGGGCTCCGCCGGATATTCTGCCGCGGCACGGCACGTTTGCGGATTATGGGATTGAGGTGGAACCGTACTCGATGGAGTACAAGAGTCCGCAGCAACGATTGGGGCAAGCGTTCTCGATCATGGGTCAGCTCGCGCCGCTAATGCCGATGGCGCAGCAGCAAGGCCTGGAATTTCAGTTCGATGCGTTTCTCAAAGATGTGGCTGAACTCGCGGGCGAACCGCGATTAACGCAGTGGTTCCGCAGCGCGCCGCCGCCGATGACTGAGCCCGGCCAAATGCCCGGCGTGCGCCCGCCGGGAACTGGCCAATACACGCGGACCAACATCAGCCAAGGCCCAACCAGCGCTGGCCGTTTGACGATGCTCACGCAACAGCAACCACAACAACCAATCATGTCCGGGGGTGCGATGCAATGAAGCGCGAGCGATTAGTCAAGGACGAATCCACTGGTGAATATCAGTGGGTGCCACTGGATGCCGCCGAAAACGTCCAGCGCGATCCACGCAAAACGCATTCGACCGCGTATCACGTTCCGCTGCGTTCGACGGCGGCCGGCGTGCATCCGCGGCAAGTAGCGGAATTCAACGAAATGTACCGCGCTCACGGGATCACCGGAGCCTACCACGACACAAACGGTGACTTGCTGATTGAAGGCAATGCCTCTCGCAACGCCGTTCTGAAACTTCGCGGCCTCTACGACCGCGATGCTGGGTATCACCAATACGCTGGAAACGCGAAGGACTAGCAGTTATGGCAACGGAACACACCACACTCGACCCAACTGGAACTTCCACTGGCGCGCTCGCACTGCCAGCCGAGCCGGACACCACCGCGCAGAGTATGACCGCGAGCGTGCTCGAAGCGCTCAAGGACACCGACCTCGTTAAGCGCAAGCCCGGTCGGCCTAAGAAACAACCGCAACCGCAGCCCGAAGAAGAAGACGACACGCTGCCGCCGCAAAAACTCATGGCCTCTGCGGACGACGATGAACCGAAGTCAGAGGCGGAAGACGAACCCGAACAACCTGCCGACGACACGGAAGTTGTCGATGAACAGGAGCCCGCTGATCTGGAAGGTCAGTTGACGGCTCTAGCGGATGAGCTTGGCGTAGATCATTCGCTATTTGCGGACGCCGAAAGCGTGGGTGAAGCCCGGAGGATTTTCCAAAAACTCACCGGCCTACAGTACGCATTCGGCGCTCAGCAAGAACCGCAGTACGCCCAGCAACGCGACTCCCTTCCTGCCGCTCGCAAGGCGGTCCAGACGCCGGAAGACGACGACGCTGAAACGGACCTGGCTGACCTCGATGACGACGAGCCGATCAAAAAGGTTTTGCAGAAACGCATCGAGCGCGAACGGGCGCTCAAGGCGGAATTGCGAGAACTGAAGGAACAGCATCGCCGCAGCGAAGAGGCTGAGGCCATTCGGGTACAGCAGCAAGTTGTACAGGAACTACACAACGAGTTTTATCGCATCGCGCCCGATCTGTTCGGCGACGGCAAAAAGCAAACGGTCGAGCAACGCAACAAGCTCAACCACGCGATTAGCCTGGCTGACGTGATTGTGCGGGGTGCGGTGCAAAACCCGAACTCTCCGCTCCGCACGATCCGCAGCATTGCGGCGGCGGCGGTGAATGCGGGTTTCCATGAAGAACTCGCCAACAAAAAAATTCTAGCCAAGCGCGAACAAGTGCAGCAGCGACAGCAGCGCCGCGCCGTGGGGCCGCCCGCCCGGCAGTCCCGAGCGCCCGCGCCACCGCCCGGCAAGAACTTCGACGGTCCTCTCTCGGAAGACCCGAACCTGATTGCCGCCGTGAGCAAGTCGATGCGCCGCGTTCGCACTGGCGAATGAGGTTAAACCATGCCCTACTATGTCGATGAAATCAGCGACGTAATCCAATCCACCCAGCCGGTGTTTGAACGCCGCAAGTGGCAGGACTTGTCGCACACCAATCAGCGTTACACGGTTACTTCCCGCGTGTTCCAGGGAGCGAAGTACGGCCTGTCCGGCGGTACGAAACTCTCGTGGCGCGTGCAAACGTCGATGACCAACAGCTACCAGCATGTTGGCGTGGGCGCTGTCGTGAATGCGTCGCCGGCCGAGCAGCTCGACGACTGCGAAGTGCCGTGGACGGCTTCCACCGTCTCGCGCTCGTGGTTCCTGGATGAAGTGGATCACAACACGGGCCCGGAAGAAATCGTCAACATCCTCGCGGTCAACATCAACGCGATGTATGGCGACTTGACGACGGGCGAAGAGAACGCCCTGTGGTCGAGTCCCGCCAGTTCCAGCGAAAAGCCCCGCAAGCCGTACGGCATCCCCTTCTGGATTCAGAAGGCGTCGAGCGGCACGGCGGCTTACAGCCTGGGCGGCGGCAACCCCAGTGGTTTCACCACCACGGCGGGCCTGGATGCGTCGACCGTAACGCAGTGGAAGAACGGCAACTTCGGCTATGCCGACGTGAGCCAAACCGACCTCTGCCCGAAGCTCGCGGAAGCGATGGAAAAGAGCTACTACGAGCCGCCGCGTTCGTATGCCCAGCTCGAAGACTCGAAGCCGCAGTTTGTGCTCTACACCACGTATCCGGTGTGGGAGGCAATGCAGAACCTGCAAACGTCCTCGAACGACAACCTCGGGACGGACATTGGCCGGTTCCGCAACACTGTCACGTTCAAGGGCGTGCCGATGACGTGGGTGCCCGCACTCACCAATGCGGGCTCGCCCGTGCGTGACACTCAGCACCCGATCTACGGCATGGATTGGTCCGTGTTCAAGATGTTCTTCAAGAACGGCTGGGATTGGAAGATGCTTGACCCGGAAGTGCCGAACAATCAACCGACAGCCCGCAAGGTTTATATGTGGGCCATCCGCAACTACCGCGTCATGTCGCGTCGGCAGTTGTTCGTCGGCCACACCACCACGTTCGCCCAGTAATCCAATCCATCCAAATAAGGAATTGAATCCATGACCATGCACTCTTTTGTGCCTGACCGCACCGGCCGCGAACGCACGCCGGCACTGTGGCGCGGCATTCCGTTTAACGAACTGCTCTCGAATCCCCGACTGGGCTTTGCCGCTCACTGGGACTTCTGCGGTTTCGACAACGACCTGTGGACCGTAACCAATGCCACCAGTGGCACGCTAGCCGCTATCAGTGGCCATGGCGGCGTGGTTCGCGTGTCGGCTGGCGCTGCCACGGACGCGCAGGGCGTGCGCTCGGCGCAACCTGGCGGCGCTGCCAGCCAGTTCATCACGCCGGCCGCCGGTCGGATCATCGTTGTGGAAGCTCTGCTGAAAGACACTCCGCAGACCTCCACGTTGAACTCCCGCTGGTTCGGGCTCGCTACCCAAACCACTGGCCTCGGAACGGCTGGCGATCCAGACGGCACCGACCGCATCGGCTTCATTGCTGAAAACGATGCGAACATCAAGTTCAACTACAAGGATGCCAGCGCGACGGAGTACGAGGTCGACACCACGTACGATGTGACGAGTGGCAACTGGACGAAGTGGGGCTTCCGTATCAACGGCCTCTCGAGCGTCGAGTGGACGGTGAACGGCGTCGCGCCCACGATCGTTGCCGCCACAACCACCTACGCCATCCCCGACGCGATCATGAACATCACGCTCGCGAACGTGGCGAACGGTGGCACCGGCACGCCGACGACCGACTTCGACTGGATCGACTTTGCCGTGTACGACGAACAAACGAGCGTCGTCACGGTGTAACAACAATTGGTTGCCCCGGAGTGGGTCGGCAGGTACCATCTTCGCACCACCTGCCGGCCCCGCCGGGTTGCAACCAGCAACCAAGAACCTGCGAAGGGCAACCATGCGAATTGAAATGAAGGAAGGTGAACGCGAAATCCTGCACTCGATGCTGGAGGGACCGATTACCCCAGCGTGCGCGTCATTGTACGCGCGGGTGCGGCGGCGGCTGCTGCTCAGCGGCCACAGTTACGATATGCCCAAAGAGATGCTGGCGCTGATTGCCGAACTCTCGGATGCCGTATCCGCTGTGCAGCCGACCGAGAAGCAATTGGTCCTCGAACCGGAGATTCCGTCCGATATTCCTGAGCCCACGCCGGTAGATGAACTCACGCTCAGCGAACGCGCGATGATCGAGGCTCAGAACGCAGAACTCAACCCGGAAGCCGCCGGCGGAGAATACCGCGGGCCACGCATTCCGAAGTGGGAAAGTGTGTTCAAAAGCACACCCAAAACGCCGATCAGCAAGTGGGAGAAGGGGCGTCCGATCATGTACCGCAGTCCGAAGGATGGGCAGATTCGCGCGGGCCGGTTCGTGAAGCTGCTCGCCCGAGACAAGAAGCTCGCCACGGTCTTTTCCAGCGAAATGAAGAAGGCGTTCCCGGTCCCCACGAAAGACATTGAAGCGCAGGATTTGAGTCCTCCGTCCACAATCCCGCTGGCAGTCCAGATTTAGCATGGCCGTCACCTCGCTCCAACTCACGTACAGTGAAATCCGCTCGCGGATGGCGCTGATGATGCCGATCAATCGGAGCACGTCGAACTGGACTTCCGATATGTCGAGCGACGTGGGCCTGATGATCCGCTCGGCGCTGCGCAAGGTGTATTACCATGCGTCGCTCGGGCCGGGGCAGCCGACGCATCAATGGTCGTTCTTGCGGCCGTGGGCGACGCTCACGACGAATGCGCCATACGAGACGGGCACGATTACCGTTGTTGATGGCGTGGTGACTGGCAGCGGCACGACGTTCCCCACGTGGGCCACCAATGCCTGGATGGTGTATGGCGGCAAGTATTACGAAGTGGCATCGCGCGCGAGCGGCACGTCACTTACGCTGGTCAACACTGCGACCAACAACGACGCTTCAGCCGGTACGGAATATCAACTGCTGCAATACCTCATCGACTTGCCGAGCGACTTTGCCTCGCTGGCCGGGCCGATGTATTTCTCGCCCGATGAATCCGATACGAGAATTCCCCTTGTCCGCCGTGGAGATATTGAACTGCGGAATTGGTATCAGGATTCCAACCGGGACACACTTGCCAGTGAGCCCAGGTTTTTCGCCTTGGTGAAGTCGCCTATTTCCCAATCCGCCGTCGACAAATGGAAGCTGGCCATTTGGCCCTCGTCGCAGCAGGTGTGGAATTTCAAGTTTCGCTACAACGTCCAGATGAACGACCTGGATGGCACCGACCAGTATCCGCCCGGCGGCGCTCAGCATTCGGAGATGATTCTCGAAGCGTGCTTGGCGGAAGTCGAGTACACGTATAACGACGGGGCTGGGCCGCATACAGAGAAGGCCCGCGAACTACTCATGGCGAGCATCGAACTGGATCGCCAGATTAGCGAAGCGGATTCGTATGGCCGGTTGCCGGTCAACGCGACTTGTCCACCACCTGCGGTAGCAATCACTAACAGCGATTACGTAATTCGGGATGGCTACACGTTAGCCGATTACCAGACATAGGAGTAAACATGGACCCCCATCAATTCGGCTACGCGCACCTGATGTTCTGCAATCAGAACAATGCCAAGATCCCTGATCCGGGCACAACCAAAACCATCTCGATTCAAAAGAGCTTCGGCGTCTGTGGACTGACGATTGCCGCAGTCGGTGAAACCCGCTCGCTTCCCGATCCGACCGTGGGCACCAACGGGCTGGGCGTCGGTACACGGATTATTGTGGTCGCCGATGAAATCACGAATTCTGGAACGTGCGTGGTGAACGGGGTGGTATTTGCCACCGAAGGGCAATGGGAGGAATTTCAGGTCGTGCAATACAATAGCACGCGAGCCTGGGTATCCCGCAACACCAGCACGGGCCTGTCGATTAGCAGCGTGGCCATCACCAATCACGTTGCCAGCACAAGCACGGCCGGAAGAAACGTCTACATCGAAACCCAGGACGGTGGCGACGGTGCCGCTGGCTCGGCCGCTGGAAACTATACGCTAACTGCTGGCTTCGGTGGATCGGCTCTAGGGGGCGATCAAAACGGTGGCGATTCTGGCAGCATCTCCCTAGTCACACAAATTGGCGGAACGCAAGACGGAGCGGGGACCGCTGGCAAGAGCGGATTGATTTTCTTGAACGCCGCGCCGGGCGCGGGCGGCGTGTTCAAGAAGCAGGCTGCGCCGACGGCCGAAACCGGTACATCCCAGACGTATGCGGTAGCGGAAATGCTTGGCGGTCTGATTACGTCCACGCAAAGCTCCGCTGTCGCCGGCACTCTGGAAACCGGTGCGAACATGGACGCCGGTGTGCAAACGAGCGTGGTTGGCACGAATGCAGGGTTCGAGTGGTCGCTTATCAACTTAGGGTCGGCGTCCGGTGCGGTCACGATGACGGCTAGCACTGGCCATACGTACGTCGGCAATGCCACGGTGGCGATCTCCACTTCCGCCCGCTTCTTCACGCGGCGCACCGCAGCCTCGACGTGGATCACTTACCGGATCTCCTGATGAATGGCCAAGGTACGCGAAATAGTCGTTCGTCCGCCTGTCGGCGGTGTGGTGCGCGGCTATGATTTTCAGTCACAGCCGCCCTATACCGCCGTCAATGCACTGAACTTTTGGGGTCGGGATAACAAGACTGGCCGGCAGCGGTGCGCGCTCCGCCCGCGGCTGGTGTCGTACGGCACTGGCCTATCATCGACGGTGCGCGGGCTCGCGCAGGTCAACGTCGCCACGCAGCAAACGCTCGACCGCGGGCTGTTTGCCATTAGTGGTGGCACGCTCTATCGGTACGCCTCTGGCGCATGGGCCAGCGAAGGCGCGGCGGCCGATTCGACGCGCCTGATCTCGATGGCCCCGTACCTGCAAAAGCTCTACATCGCCGGCAAGGCCGCTGGCCGGCCCAAGGTCTACGATTGTGTTGGAGATACGCTAGCGGATATTGCCATCAGCCCCGGTACGGCCAGCACGATCGACAATTGCACACTGGTATGTGTGGCATTTGATCGGCTGTTCTGGTCGGGTAATTCCTCCACGCCGCACGGCTGGTGGGCTTCGCGCGTCGCCACGCCGCTTGATTACGAATTTGACCTCGACGCTACCGACGTACAGCAAGCCATCAACGGCACGAATCTGGATGGCGGCAATATCGGCGAGAAGATTACCGCCATGCTCGCGCACAATCGCGAGTGCCTGTTGTTCGGCGCTACCGACTCAATGCACGTTATGCGCGGCGATCCGCTGTTGGGTGGCCGGCTGGAAACGCTCTCCCATGTCGTAGGACCACTCGGTGCGGCGTCGTGGTGCAAAACGGGCGACGACCAAACCGTGATTCTCACCCGCAATGGGCTCTACGTGATGGCGGCGGGCTGCGGGACGGCCCCCCAGCAGCTCAGCAAGCAAAGACTTCCCGACGCCCTCATGGGCATCGACCGGGATACTTACGATGCGTTCCTGGCCTACGACTCGCGGTTCGATGGCGTGCATATCTACGTCACCGAAAAGGCCGGCGCGAGCACGGCGCGGCAGGCGTGGTGGATGGACTGGGAAACGGGCGGTTTCTGGCCGATAGAACTCACCACGAACGAACAGCCGCAGAGCATTATGCGGTTCGATCCGCTCGATGGTTCGGACGTGTCGGGCGTACTGCTGGGCGGCAATAATGTGCGGCGGTTCGACAGAACGGACGCCAGCTCGATTGCCAGCGGATACCTGTACATTGGCCCGATCAAGCTCAGTCCCACGCCGTTCCACAAAGGCATCATCCAGCGGATGTCGGTGGTGTTCGGCAGCAACCATACCGACACCACGGGCACGCTCTCATTGTACTGTGCCGAAAGCGGTGAGGCTGCCTACAACGCCGCGGTAAACGATACAGCTAGCCGCAAATACTCGATCGCGGCTGGCGATATGGCGAACAACTTGAACTGCTTCCCGCGCGTGGGTGGCCATGCGGCCGTGTTGAAGTACACGCTAGGAAGTGGCACCGCATTCCCGTGCATCGAACAGATTACGCTCGCCGTCAAGGATGAGGGTCTGTACCGATGAGAATTGGCAACGGGCTAATCAATGGCAATCCCTGTGACGACACCGCGCAGCGGCAGAACTGGCTAACACTCGCGCCGTTGGTGAATGCACAACTCCTGGGCTCACAATCCGGCAATCCCAGCACGGGTTGGGTGCGATTCCAGCTCACTAGTGCGTTTACTTCCCAACTGGCCACGGCGAACATCTACGACGACACGTGGACGGACACCGGCGAGTCCATCACGGTGTTTGATATTCGCAATGCGTACAGTGGGGCGACGGGCAGCGAAAAGGGTCTGGCGCTGTTGTTTGGCACCAACCCAATTGTCTATGAAGTGGAAATTCTGGACTTCTCGACGGGCGGCGGTGGTGGTCCTGGCACCGATGAATTGGTAAAGGCCACGGCGACCGACTCCACGGCTGGCTATCTGCATGCGAAAATCAATGATGTGGCCGCGTACGCGAGCGGTGCGGATTTGCTAGTAAAGGCCGAAACGCAAGGTGGGGCTGGGGTCAATCAAAAGGAGCGATTTTCTGTAGACGTTTCAGCGATTGGTGGGTGGACTGGCTCGGGAAAGATCTTCTTGGGTGCTGATGACGGAACAAGTGGATACTTCGCTTTTAGCGACCTAATAACGTACATCTTGGCCGATGCGACGTTTATTACAACCATCACGGCTGCCGTTGAGAAATATCGCTTAGTGCGTTGTTTTGCTAAAGGGGCAGTGGCAACCGGCAGCGGTTCTAATCCATTTGTGGCCGATGGCGTTGAGGCGATCGCAAGCGGTCTTGATCCATCCGACAACGATCCTGACTTTGAATTGACGGTGTATAAGTGGCGTGACGTTGACAGTTACGCCGACAACGAAGAGCTGATCGCGTTTTATGACGAAACGCTAGATCGGTGGAGGGCGATACCAAAGGCCCGCGACGGAACAGACGGAGCGAGCGGTACATTTGTTTGCGTCCTCAGCGGTGACATTGCTTCGTCGACTCCTGGTTCAACTATGACTAGTGGTACAGGAACAGTGTACTCCGTTGGTTCTGGCGGCGCATTGTCTTCGCTCGGGACTCGAACGATCTACAATCCGTTTACGTGCGAAATGCCGGCCAGCAGCGCGCAATATGCGTGCGCGAAAACCTACGATGACGCGACAGACTCTGATGACGAATTCACTATCATCGGACCCGACGTAATTCGCGTTCTCTACAACTTGATGGGCGCTGGCGAGAAAACGGTTTTGTCGCTGCCGGCTGGCGCGAGCGGTGCCGATGACATTCAATGGCTCGGCGGGGAGTGCTGACGTGGCCACGTGGAAGCCGGCATGGAAGGATTTTGGCGGCACCTGGAAGCCTATCTGGAAAGATAACGGCTCCGGCGTCATGGTGCCGATGTGGCACGATTTTGACGAAGAGTGCGCCTGCTGTGGAACGATTGGCGGAACGTGCGAAGAATGCCTGGCGTCCGCAAACGGTATTGGCCTGTCAATTTCAAATTCACCAAATGGAACCCTTGCCGATTGCCCATGCCCGGACGACGACGAGTATTTTTCGTTTGATGGCGGATATGCCCTAACTGAACCAATTGGCACCGGGTACAAGCTAACAGTCGGCACGGTTGGCGATTACGGAGACCCCGGAATTCTGATAGCAAACACGGCCGGGTTTTTTTGCTCAAGGTTGGAAACGTACATCTATCAATTCAACGGTTCGGCGGCGTGCTCTGAAGGTCATGTGTCAATCGGAGGCAGTTATTTTATGCAATCATTTTCAGGAGGAACCCTAATCGGCTCCGGGTTTGGTGGGGCTCTTGATTCTGGCAGTGGGAGTATTGATACGTCGAGCAACTGCGGGGCAACCACATCTCAGATGGTGGATTGGGATTTAGCGTGTAACGTCGCCCATATTACTGGAACACTTACTTGCGTATTTCAGTTGATTTAGTCATGTGGTGCGAAGGATCGCCAGTGTGCCAATACTGCGGCCGGCGAACATTTGGAAAGTTTCGGACAGCCTGCAAGCACCGGCCACGGTCGTTACCGTACGCTACCGCAATTAACGACACCATCATCCGCGACGGCGAGCCAGTCCAGGTACGCACCCTCCGCCCGCCCTGCGTGTACCTCGGCCCCAAACGATTCCACCGCGACGGCAGCCCAAAGATGGCCAAAGCCCAAGGCTGCAAAAACACCCCGGAAAACCGCCGTCCGGTGATATTCACCCCGGTTTACGAGTGCGCTGTCTATCGGCGCGCCGCGCCATTTGCACAATCAATTGAGGACGATTTTCCGCCCCATCCCTGCTATGGGTGCAAGGAGTACCAGCCATGCCCGCCGACGACCGAATGAACCTGCTCCTGCAACTGATCCTGGCCCAACAAGCCATGCAGCAGCAAGGCCGCTCGGATTCCCTCAGCGCCGAATACCAGCAGAAACTCGACCAGGCGAATCAGAAGAACGAGGATCGCTACCTCGACATTCTCTACGGCCGCAAGGGTACGAAAGAGCGGGTGCTGGCCGACCTCGAACGATTCGGCAATTCCCAAATTGCGGACGCCAACGACCGCTACAAGGCGCTTCAATCCCAAATGCTGGCCGACGTTCACGCCCGCGGATTCGGCGGTTCATCTTCGATGATTAACAGCGCCAACCGCTCCGCCGAAACAGCCCGCGGCAAGGAACTCGCCCGCATCCAGGACGACATCATCAATCGCCGCACGAACGCCGACGCTGGCCTGAGCGATTCGCTCTACAGCTTCATGGAAAGGAGAAACGACGTGCCACCGGACTTAAGCCAACTGATCGCCTTGCAGCAAGGACTGGGGCAGAGCGGCCCGATGCTGTCGAGCACGCGGCCGACCACCTCGGCCAGTACGAACCCCGCCTTCGGCTTCACGGGCGGCATGAGCCCGCGACCGCAATATGGCGGCAGCGCGATGCCCAATGTGATGCGCGGCGGCAACGCGATGGCGGGCGGCGACCTGCTGGCGCAACTGATGCCGTTCGTGACGGCTGGGCTCCTGCCGTCGGTATTGGGTTCTCCATTTGCTCGTCCTGCCGGTTCGGCGACGGCGTTCCAGGGCACGCCGCGTCCTAACATGCAACTCCGCGGCAGCGCCTCTCCACCGCGCTCGGCCGGCGATGCACCGTCCCTTCCCATGTCGCAGTTCGTGAGGGCGTGGGGATACAGCAACGACCCCAGCAAGGACTACGACGCCTACGAGCGACCGGGCCAGCAAGTGCCGACGATTCCCGGCATGGTTGGCGGGCCGATTGGCGGCGGCGGTTATGGGATGCCGTTTGGCGGCGTGCGTCCGACGTTCGCCGGAAGTTCATACCAATTTCAGCCGCGTGATTATTCGCAGCGTCAGCGCCCGGTGCGCTACTCGCGTCCACCGCAATATCAAGGCGGCGGTAGCACGATGCTCCCGATCCTCGGTCCATCCTATCAGCTTCAGTATGCGTAATGGCGATCACCGTCAACTATCAGCCGTCGCCACTATTGGTGGGGCAGGCGGCTTATGACATTGGACTGGGTGAGCGGCTGCAACGGCAGCAAGCGGAAGCCCTGCGCGGGCAGCAACTCGACGAACAAGCCCGCCAGTTCGATGTCTCGCATTCACTCGACTTGCTCCGCCTGCAACAAAGTGGGCAGCAGTTCGATGCCGAGCAAGCCTACCGCCAGCAAGCCCTGGCCGCTCAGCAAGAGCAAGATGCGTTTGCTCGGGAAGCAGCAAAGCATCGAGACTATCTGGCCCGCTACGGCCTCATGCAACAAGCAGCGAACGCCGACGCCAACAGAATGGCAGGTCTGGCGGAAGTTGATTTACGAGGCCAATACGGGCTCCTGGGCGACCAGCTTGCCGCCCAGACACAACTTGCCCGCGAGCAAATCCAGCAGCAGGGCCAGAACTTCCGTGAAGGCGAAACGATTCAGAATCGCTATGGCCTCACGTGGCAGGATCAGGCGTTCAAGCAAATGCAGGCTGATTGGCAGAACGTCCAAAAGGCCCTGCCGAAACTCGACCCGCAAGAGCGCGAGGAACTGATCGGGAAGTTCCAGCAGCGGTGGCAGAACGCGAATGTGCCACTTCCTGTGGAAATGCCCGAGCAAGCCACGCCGGAATGGATGGACCCGCAAGCCAAGCTCGATCAGGCGCGGACGATGTACCCCAACGCTCCGTGGCAAATTAACGAGAAGGGCGAATTGCAATTGCCGCGTGGGTGGAATTACCAGATGTCGCCTGAGTACTTGGAGCGGCAGAAGGAATTGGAATCCATCAAGTCCGAGAACAAAGCGAAGGCGGCTGAAGAAAAGGCGGTGCAGGACGCCATTAAGAACGAAGCGAAACTGCATATCGACCAGCAGCGGGCCTACTCGAAGTCGGTTGCCGACTACATGGATACCAAGATTTCGCTGCAACAGAAGATCCATGAGGCGCGGGCGAAGTTGCAAGCGGCCAAGCTAAAGGACGCAGAGCAACGATCTAAGGCAAAACAATCTGATGCACTTGGCAAATACGTAGAGCCTCCCGCCACTGATTGGTCGGAGCAAGAAAACGATATCAAGGTGATGCAGGACGCGCTCAATAATCTCTCGCCACCATCGTCACCAACGGCGACAGAGCAAGGTGTCATGTATTCATCTCAGCCGCAGTCCGCGCCGCCATCCGAAGGCCCTCCGCAATGGTATCTTGATCTCCCCAGCGGCGCAACCTACACCGCTCCCGATGGTACTCAGCGAGTGAAACCGTAATGGCATGGTGGGACAACGATCCACTGGCGAGCAATACGGCAACGCTCTCACCGCCCAAGGCCGGCAACTGGTGGGATAGCGACCCCGTTGCGCCGTCTCAGCCTGCCCCAACTCCATCGCTCGAAGATCAAGCCGCGGCGAACTCCGCCAGGCCGTACGTGAATCGGATGCTTGGCGCGGTGGGGTTAGATGCACCGCAGCCGACAAACGACCCGCTCGCGGAATTGCAATCGTTACAGGCGCCGAAGCCAACCGCTCCTCAAACCGCGCAGTCCGACGCCGACTATATGCGGGGCTTGCTTCAGAAGAACGAAGAGCAAAAAAACCAGTTGCGCGCCGCTGGTATCCCAGAAGATCAATTGGACGCGGCGCTGTATCAGCAGAATTTGCAATCGCAAGCCGCGGCCGACGTGGCCAACCGGCCCGCCAACGCGGTCACTGGGTCGCTGGCGTATCGGATTCCGCAGAATATCGTCACCAGCCTGGGAACGCATCTCAGTTCTATCGCTGGCATGATCGAATCAGGGCTGGCCAAAGTGGCCCCTGAATCCGTTGGGGAATTTATAAAGCAAGGCCGAGAAGATGTCCGCAATTACCAGCGGGCTGACGCCGCTCGGCAGGCCGAACTCGACAAGCAAGGTTGGTTGGGAGAGTCGGCCACGGGCGTCATTCGCTCGGCAGGCTCGACGGTTGGCGAAGCGGCGGCTATCGCTCCGCTCGGCTTGCCCGGCATGGCCGCGTACTTTGGCTTGTCACGTGCTTCCGAAGGGATGACGGACGGTGAGTCGCCCATCCTTGCGGGCACGCACGGCGCAATCGACGCGGCCTGGACGTATCTCGGCGGCAAGCTACTGGGCGCTGGTACAGGTAAGTTGGCGAACGAAGCGGAAGGCATCGGCGGCAAGGCCGCTCAGTGGCTCGCGCAGAAGTTCCGGTTGCCGACCTGGACCGTCCCACTCATCGAAGGCTCGGGCGGTCAAGCGGCTCAGGCGGTGGGTCAGGAAGCGTCCAATTACTTGGCCGACGTAGCGGCTGGCAAGCATTCATTCAATCGCGACGAATTCATTAGACGCATGGAGTCGGCAGCGTCTCAGGCTGCGCTAGTTGGTGGCCTAGCGTCGGGCGTACACCAGGGCATTCCTGCTATTCGCACGTGGGCGGGTGGTATGGCCGACGCGATGCAGGAACGCATCAAGGCCGGGTCGCGTGTCGTTGAGGCCGTGAAGGATGCCCAGCAATACGATGGCGAAGTGCCGCCCACCGCGCGGCGCGGATTCGAGCAAGCCACCGGGCAGACGAACACGAACAAGCTCTACCGCGAAGCGTTCGTGGATGAGGTTCGGCAGCGGAACGCGGAACTCAATCAAGAGCCAGCCACAGAAGAGGGCCCACTGCCTGACACGGCTGGGGATCGACTCTACACTCAGCCGCTCACGCCGGAACGGGCGGCGAGTTTTCAGAAGGAACTGGCATCCATCCGCCGCCAGTCCCCCGAGTTGGCCGACGAGCTAGCCCGACTCCATCCGCAGGAAGCGGCGATGGTGCTGGCCGACGCGAGTGAACGGGCGCAGGGCGAGAATGAATATTTGGCAACGCTGCGGCAGCAATATGGGGAAGTGTTTGGCGACGGCCGGACGGCAGGTGTTCGCTCCGCCCGTGCCGCCAAGAAGCTAGCGAACGGCGATGATGAAACGTCGCTCAAGCACTACGACCTGATTGCTGAAGAGTTGCGGTCCGATAAATATGCCGAACTCGCCTCGGAAGTCTCGAAGCGGGGTTACGGCAACATCGAATCCGGCATCATGGCCATGCAGGCTGGCGGCAAGAAACAGTTCGCCCCGGTATCGAACATCGACTTTATCAGCGACTCGCTCGAAGCGTATCGCAAATCTTTACCGCCGGAGCACTCATATGCCCAATCGCCCGAAACGCAAGGCACCCAAGAAGTCCCGCAGCAAAGGCCGTCCAACCACGATGCCCAAAACGCCCAAGGGCAAGAAGTGCTGACGCCGGCCCCGGAGCCCATGCCGGGGCCGTCACCAGCACCGAAGGGCGTTCTGCGCATCTCCCAGAACGTCCCGCTGGACGATGTGATTAAAGACGCCCGCCACGGGCTCAATCGCGTGAAGGCACTACTGAAGCGTGGATTCTTGGGGCAAGGCACGCTGCCCAAGGACATTTACTCCCAGAAGCTGGCGAAGGATGCCCGTATTGCCTCCGACCTCAAGCAGCTCGACTTCGGCGTGCGGGATTACGAGCAGGCGCTCAAGCGAGTCTACGGCGGGCGCGAGTATGTTCCGGCTACCGAACGGGCCAAGCTCTCCGCGGTGCTTAAAGGCGAATTGCCGGCCACGGAGCTCGACCCGCGGCTGCAAGAGCCGATTGCCAAGATGCGCACCCACATCGACGCCCTCAGCCGACGCATGATCGAGAGCGGCGCGGCCGAAGGCCCGGTGTCGCTCACCATCGAAAACAACTTGGGTACCTACGTCACGCGGAGCTACCGGGTGTTTGACGATCCTGCCTGGGCTGCCAAAGTCCCCGAGCCAATCCGCAATCAGGCGAAGGCGGCGCTGCGCTCGGAATACCCCGACGCCACCGAACAGCAAATCGCCCACTCGATTGAATCGCTGCTGTATTCCGGCAAAGCCGCTGATACGCCGATGGCGGTGCTCTCCCGCTCGAAACTCGGCAGTAAAGACTTGTCGGTGCTGATGGAACGCAAGAACTTGCCGCTGTGGCTTCGTCAGCTGTGGGGAGAGTACGACGACCCGGCGGTGCAGTACACCCGCAGCGTCACCAAGATGGCCCATCTCATCGGCAACCATCAATTCCTGTCGACCGTGCGAGACGAAGGGTTGGGCCGCTACTTCTTCGAGAAGTCGGACCCGAACATCGACCCGGAAGCGAAGGCGCAGATTTCGTCAGACGGCAGTAAGGTCATGGCCCCACTCAATGGCTTGTGGACCTTCCCAGAGATTAAGGCGGCATTCGAGCGGGAGTACGATCCGCCAAATACGCATTGGTTCATGCGGAATTACCTGCGCGTCAACGGCCTGGTGAAGACCGCTAAAACCATCTTCGCGCCGGTCACGCAGATTCGCAATTTCACGGCCAATTTTGAGTTTGGCTGGATTGCCGGCGTGCGGTTGCGAGAAGGATTGAGGGGGCTCACGGAATCGGCACCTGGAATTGAGTCGATCTTGGGCCCGCGTGCGGAAGAGTCCCGCACTGCGCACAAGCGACTAATTGAACTAGGCGTCATCGACGAAGGGGTGAATGCCAGCGAGTTGCGGCAGGCGCTTAGTGATGCCGCCGATATGAATCCTGACCAGTTCAGCGAGCGCACGATTGAACGCTGGCTGGCCAAAGCGAAAAAGTCCGTCACGGACCTCTATCAATTCTCGGATGCCGCTCATCGGGTAATGGGGTTCTACGCCCTGAAACGCCAGTACGGCGAAGCGCATCCCGACTGGACCCCGCAGCAACTGGATGCCAAGGCCGCTGAATTAGTGAGCCGGATTTACCCCACCTATTCCCGCGTGGGGGAAGGCGTCAAGAAACTCGGCAGCCGCATTCCCCTGGTAGGCACGTTTGTGCAATTCCCGGCTGAGGTGGTGCGGACCACGATTTCCACGTTGCAGCTGATTCGGGAGGAATTGGCCGATCCCGCCACCCGCCAGGTTGGGGCGAATCGCCTGGCCCGCGTCGTGGCCGCCGCCTCCATTCCGGCTGCCGCCGGCGCTGCCTCGCGGCTAATGACTGGCGTGAGTCGAGACGATGAACAAGATGCTCGGCTGTTCTTGCCGCCGTGGAGTGAGAATGCCGATATTCTCTGGATGGAGCGCGACAAGGATGGCTCGCTGCGGTATGTCGATACGTCCTATTCCGATCCGCACTCCTACCTCAAGAAACCCGTGCGGGCATTTTTGCGGGGCGAGGAGCAAGGTCCTGCCGACGCGGCGAAGGAATTCTTTGCGCCGTTTGCGAGTGAGGAAATTCTCGCCGGCAAGCTCATCGATCTGGCCCGCAATCGTACCCCCGATGGACGCACGGTCTACAATCCGCAGGCTCCCGCCACCGAGCAATTCCGCGATTCGTTTGCGCACGTCTGGGACGCCTTGGAGCCGGGTGTCATTACGAGCGCCAATCGCGTCAAGAAGGGTCTCACCGGAGAGATTGAACCGACGGGCCGCAGCTACAACGCCAAGGATGAACTGCTGGCTCTGGCGACTGGCACGCGCATCCAGAAAATCGACCTTCGCAAGAGTCTTGGCTTCAAAGCGTACCAATACGCCCAACAGCTTCAGGATGCCCGGCGGATGTTCACGACCGCCGCCACAAGCCGGGGCACGGTCAGCGAAGACGACCTAAAATCCGCCTACTCCAGTGCGGAGTCGGCCCAGCGCGAACTCTTCGACAACATGCACAAGGTGGTCACGGCCGCCATGCGGCTCGGAGTCTCTGAGTCGGAAGCCACCCAAATCATCGCGGACGCTGCGGGGAAGGAGAACGCGCAAGCCATTGTGGCCGGCATCTATCGCCCGTACGTGCCGTCGCCGCAAATTCTCCGCAAGGTCGTGAGAGCTCCCGGCGGCCAGCAGCGGTTGCAATACGTGCGGGGTGCGCTTAACCCGCCCGCTGCCGCTCCTCAGTGAGAATATGCCGGATCGCGGCAATAGCGACGTGGCACACCGCTAAGAGGTTGCTCCGCGCCGCTAGTTTTCCGGGATCGGAATTGGCAATATCCGAGAGCGTGTGCGTCCCTCCGTCGTCCAGTTCCCGAGCCAGTCGCGGGCACGCGCCAACATCCAATACGCTGATGTCGGCATAGCGGGTCTGATTGCTGAACTCCTTCGCCAGCTCATCAATCACCGCATGCGCGCCGCGCACGTCTCCGCGCACGAGTCGAACTTGGGCCGCTCGCATGCCTTCGGCCACACGATCCAGCGCCGCGAATTCCTCGCGTGGACGGTCGCGGTGGCTGGCAGTGGACTGGAAGGAATTGGCGGGACTGAACTGGCTGCGGGAGCTAGGACGTTTCTTGGTTGCCACGAGCATTGGTTGCCCCGGAGGGTGAGAGACTAGTCAAACAAACAGGCGAATTGGTTGGCGGTGAGAGTCGTTCCGCCCCCAGTCACGGCGCCGTAGTTTTGCACCGGATAGACGGCACCGGACGGCATGGTAATGGTTTCTTTGTTGCCCTGGGCGTCGACGATATCGAGCGCTCCATCGGCCATAAACACGATTCCCTTGTAGAGAATGCCGGCGTCCAGCGCAGCCTGAGTGGTGGCGTGGAGGGCGGGTGTGGAGTGGCCGCGGGCGGGCCAGCTGTTGTTGTAGACGTTGCGTGATGCCATGATTAAACCCCTATCGTGAGTCCTAGTGACAAAGTGCGTGATGTGGCCGTGCGAACAACGGTTGGCGTATAACCAGTCTGCGCATTGCGCGCATCGAGCGTGCGGCAAGCATCCACGATGGAACTAAGGTAATTGCGAACAAATGGTCCGCCGCCGGCCCCGCCTGTGACCAGACTGGTGAGGTAAATCAGCTGCGTACCGCTCACGGCAAAGACCGGCGAGCCGCTGTCTCCTGGAATACTGACTTCGTAATACTGGTCGCGAGTCGGGCTGGTTGGCTGAACCATCAATAGGTCAAGCGTAAACAGGTCCGCAATGAGCGCTTGGTTCTGTTGGTCGAGTTTGATGAGCGGTGTCCCGGTTGGTATCGCGCCAGCCATCACCGGGTAAGTGGCAATGCCACTAGGCAGGTCGCTATTGCAGTACAGCACGCGAAATCCGCTGGGATCGCTGCCGCCAATGTTCTTGATGCCATCGGATAAGTTTCGCGTAACCAGCGTGCCGTCGCGTTTGATCCAGGTGACATTCCCGCCGATGCCATGCCCGCCGTGGTTCGTGCAGATAACGTGTCGCTTGGTGATGGCAACTCCGTTGGCGATGGACGCATAGCCAGTTGGTTCGTCGCCTGTATTGTCGTCGTGCCAGATGATTCCCGAGAAGTCCAGCGAATGGCCCCCACCGCCCCAGAGATTCGTGTTGTAAACGCTCGAGTTGTCCGACGTGCTGAAGGTCGAGAAAATCGACTTAAAATCGCCCGTGGGCGAAGCACTCAGCAGCGCATCGAGTGAGCTGGCATAGGACATTACAGGCTGATTCCTATGCCGAGGGAGCGTTTGTTTGGCGGAGTCGCGGTCGCGTACAACTCTGCCCCGACCAACTGGCCGAGAGTCAGATTAACCAGCGAGTCCAGTGACATGGCAATGATGCCTGGCATGTTTTACTGCGGAGTGATGGTGACTGCTGGGCCGTCGATTTCCACCCAATAACGAATCTGCAAAGTGGTTTGTGTGAGCGAGCTGACTGCGTTGGCGCGAATGTCCACAGCGTTGGTTGGCGACGTGTCGGTATCGAAGGTCACAGTCAGCGTGCCCGTGCTCACCGCCACCGACTCATTCATGACTGTGCCGAGGCCCGCCGTTTCCGTACCGCCCTTGTTGACGAGCGAGAAATTGAACATACCAGAGCGGGTTTGGTAGTCGGTGCCATCGTTTGCCACGATTGTGTATTTGATACGTCCGCCCACGTGCGAGCCGCTGGCCACTGCAATCCGCACAAACGCTGTCGCCGCACTCTCCGTGAGGGCCTTGGAGTTGTTAAACGACACGCCTTGCCCGGTGATTCGGTAGTACTGCGTGGTGTTATTGTTGTTCCACCCTTCGATGACGCCGGCTGTCGTGCCGCCCAAACCCCAAATTTCACACAGACCGCCAGTTATCGCGAGTCCATTTCCGCCGCCCGCACTGCGCAGCAATCCACTGCGGTCACTGCCCACTAGATTTAGGTCCGCGTGCTGAGTTGGAGACGTGATGGTGAGTACACTGTCGCGGCTATTGCCAACCGCCGCCTTAAACCGCGTGCTGCCGCCAACTTGATAATCGAACAGCATCGACCCGCTCGCGCTCGCGGTATCAGTGACGTTGAGCTTCTGGCCTGTGAACGTAGTCCCGCTCGCATTCCAGGTTTGCGTGGCGTCGATAACTGGCGCGCTTACCGTGATGGTGCCACTAGCTATCGCAATAGTTCCACTGGCATTTTCGGTAATCTTTCCGCCTGACAGACCAGTTCCACGATTTGCTAACAGTGCGGCAACGCCAGCAATCACATCTCCGCCGTCACCGGTAACGTCCGACACTGGAGTGGTTGGCGCGCCGGAGTCCACAACACACTTAACGCCGTTTACTGTTGCTATTTGATATGCCACCTTATTTCCCCTCCCAAACCACATCGCTCGTGTCGATGGGCTTGGCTTTCTGCTGCATGAACTCGGGTACGCTCACCCGTTTGAATTCCAGTTGGTCGTTCGGTGCAATCCAGCCGTCCGCTCGCACACGCCACTTGATGTAACCCATGTCGAAGCCGGGATTAAATTCAAACTGCGGCCCGGCGTACTCGAATAGCGTTAGCTGCGACTTGCACGGAAAGCGGTCGAACTCGAAATCTCTCAGCCGCAAGTAGCAGTTGTTTGGCGAGTAATCCTTGACGCGAAACACCGTGAGCAGTGGCACGCACGACACGATATGTTCCGCCGTGATGAGCCCGCCACGTTCAATATCGAATGCTACAACCGTTGATGGCTCGCCTTCCTGATTGATGATCCAGCGGCGAAAGAGCCAGTTCTGGGCCTGCTGATTCAGCGAGTGGAAGACCCCGCAGTTCCACGTTTCACAGTTTTCGGCGAGCGAGTTGTCGGCGTGGTTTTCGTCGGCGATAAACTTGCCGCGTTCGTAGTAACCGCCGAGCGCCCGGATGGCCACTGCCCAGTTGCGAAAGTGCGGGCCGTTGATTTGATGACGCCCCGTGGCGGGGTTCGAGCGACCTTCCACTTCGACACACGCCGCCTTGCCCCTGCCGATGATTTCCGCTTGGCCATCCCAGACGAAGCCCGAGCCGCGGATGCGCAGGAATGGGCCATCGTCTTGCCAGAGGATCCGCGTCGCCATTTGACCGGTGAATGGATTGGGCTTCACGGCGTAGCCGCCGGCACTGGGGACTTCCACGCGGCCGCATGAGACCCGGGCGGGAGTCGAGAGTGGTCCGTCGCCCTTGGGGTCTAGGTAGATGTCGCCCTTCGGCACGGTGACAGTGCGGCCTCTGGTGATGGCCCGTTGCCAGTTGTCGTAGTTCTCACGGCCGGCGACGACGGAATCGGCGATGAGGCCCACATTCTCCGCGCGCACGGCGGACGCGGCGAGTAGCAGCAGCAGGATGGCGGGGAGGCGTGTCACTTC